TCCTATTGATCTATGATGATCAGGCAGTAATGACACTGGATGATGCAGCAGACCTAGACCCAACATATAATCTATCAAACTAAGCTTATTTGCATAGCCCCTTAGATGTATGTTATACAATAAACTATAGGTGAATATTAATACCGATTGGTTCACCGCCAACGTAGGAGAATAAATATGGCTGAAGTTCAGCTTGACATTGAGATAGAAGATGATAAAGAAGAATGGTCGAAAGTAGACCCAAGGGAATCAAAAGAAGAAACTCCAAAAGTAGAGTTTGAAATCGAAAGTGACCCTAAAGAGTCTTCAAAGACTAATCAAGAATCTGTTACACCCCCAAAAGAACTTGACGGCATAGAAACAAAAGGTGCCCAAAAGCGAATCCGACAACTGATTAAACAACGTAAAGATCGGGATGACCAATTAGTCAATCGTGAAACCCGTATCAGAGAGTTGGAAGATGCTATAAAAAAACAGACTATTGAATATACTAAAACTCAAAAAGCTAATATGGATGCATCAGGTAAAGCTGTTGCAGATCGTATAACACAGGCACAACATAGTTATAAAGCTGCTTTAGAATCTGAAGACACTGATGCTATTGTTCAAGCCCAAACCAATCTATCCCAATCTCAAGCTGAGATGATGCTTATTAAGCAGAGTCAAGAAGCCTATAAAGAGTTTGAGGAAGCCGAAGAACCTAAAGAAACTATCCAAGCACCACAAGCTGAACAGTCAAACTATGACCCTAAAGCTGTAGCATGGACTGAAGATAATACATGGTTCGGTGAAGACAAAGTCTTAACAGCCGCTGCATTACATATAGATGCACAATTAAAGGCTGAAGGTTTTGATCCATCAGATGATGAGTTCTATGATGAGGTCGATCAGCGACTACGAGAGAACTTCCCTAAGAAGTTTGACGTAGCCCAAGAAGAACAAGTTGAAGACTTGGTTGAAGAAACTCAGGAGCTTAAGCCTAAAGCTAAAGTTCCTCAGATGGTTGCAGGGGGATCGCGTACAACTGCACCAACACTGTCTGGCGGGAAGTCCAACAAAGTTAAGTTGACCCGTGAAGATGTAGCAATGGCCCAAAAGTGGGATATACCATTGGACAGGTTTGCAGCCAGTAAGTTAGAAGCTGAAGCTGCAGATGGTGAATATTCAACAATCAACATTAATCGCGGAGGTAAATAATATGTCACGGTTCCCAGAAGTTAATACACGTAGTTCCAATGAACGAGATCAGAATACCAGACAGGAAGAATACACGTTTGAAGAACCAGACTTCCTAGAAATCCCCGAAGAAGTTCGGGACCGGTTTAGTTCTCAAGGTATGTCACTCAGATGGATTAGAATGACCCTTAAAGGTCAGGATGATATCTCTAATCTAGGTAAGCGCCTCCATGAAGGTTGGTCGTTTGTACAGTCTGAAGAAGCACCAGAAATGGAATATAACTCTTTCGTGAAGGAGTCAGGTCGCCACACAGGAACGGTATGCCGGGGAGATTTAGGTCTCGCAAAGATACCGACAGGAAAAGCTGTGGCACGGAAAGAATACTATGAGAATAAAAGTCGAGAGATGATTGACGCAGTTCACTCACAGCTTGACCAAGCAAATGATTCTCGTATGCCAATTTCCAACCGATCCCGTAGTCAAGTTACGAAAGGACGAACACCTTCTTTTAATTAATTAGGAAACCCTAGTTACCCTTGACATTTTTATCCAATCAATCCACTTAGGAGAATACAATATGAGTACTGTTAAAGCACTCGACGGTCTTCGTCCATACCGTAAGCGTGGGGCAGGTGCCAATACTTCAGGTACTAACGTCTACTCTATCGCTTCCGGCTATAATGCGAATATCTTTTCCGGCGACCTAGTTAAAACCACTCTTGGTAATATTAACGTCTATGCAGCTACCACTGAAAAAGTACTTGGTGTCTTTGCAGGCGCTAAGTATGATGTCAATGGCACACCTACATGGTCTAAGTACTGGCCTGCTGGAACGTCAGCAAGTAATATCGAAGCCTACATCTATGATGATGAGCGGCAGACGTATGCTATCAACTCTGATGCCCCAGTAACTGCTGCAGACTTAAATACTTGGGCAATGGCTGTTACGCTTGGTGCCGGTTCAACAGTAACTGGTCGTTCAGGCTTCGGCATTGAACCATCAACTAGAGCCTCGACAGGTGCATTAGTGCCTATCGCAATCATTAAAGAACCCGGTAACACCATCGGTGACGCATTCACAAAGGTTGAAGTTCGTTTACTCACCCATGCTGATGCATACGTCACTGTTGCCTTATCAGCTACTTAATAGGAAAGGAAATTAAAAAATGGCTATTAATCGTTCAGCGATAAGTAAGCAGTTACTGCCGGGACTTAATGAAGTCTTCGGTATGGAATATGGTGAAGTTGCAGATGAGCATAAAGTTCTATTTGAAACTGAGTCCTCAGATCGTGCCTTTGAAGAAGAAGTACTCTTCACAGGTTTCGGAACCGCTCCAACTAAGGATGAAGGTTCTTCCGTATCCTATGATGAAGCACAGGAAGGCTACACGGCTCGTTACACTATGGAAACGATTGCCCTAGCTTTTGCTATCACCGAAGAAGCTATGGAAGACAATCTTTATGATTCGTTTGCCAAGCTTCGTGCTAAAGCTCTGGCCCGTGCCATGAGTAATACAAAGCAAGTCAAGGCAGCTGATGTGTACAACAATGCATTCTCAGCATCCTACCTTGGTGGTGATGGTGTAGCAATGATCAGTAGTGCTCACCCGACTTTGTCAGGTAATCAGAGCAACCTAATCGGTGCTACTGACCTATCTGAGGCTGCATTGGAAACTGCATCTATTGCAATCTCCAAGACTAAGGATGAGCGTAACATCCTAATTGGTGCAAGCGCCAAGTCTCTACACATCCCTAGTGATCTAGGATTCACTGCTGAGCAAATCCTTCGCAGCCCCGGTACAACTACTGCCGGTAACGTTGCTTCTACAGGATTTGCACAGAACAACATCAACGCTATCATGAGCATGGGCACTGTTCCCGGTGGAGCTTTCGTTAATCGTCGCTTCTCCGATACCAATGCTTGGTTCTTAAAGACGGATCAGTCTAATGGTACTAAGATGTTTGACCGTGTTGGTCTACAGACTAAGATGGAGCCTGATTTCGATACCGGCAACATCCGCTATAAGTGTCGTGAGCGTTATGCTTTCGGTTGGTCAGACTGGCGGCAGTGGTTTGGTGCTTCTGGATCAAGTTGATCTGGGTAGCCTAAAACACTAACTAATAATATTAAGGCCTACTAGCTATTAAGCTGGTAGGCCTTTTTATTTGCGTATAGTATGTATAGCCATTATACTCCTAAATATCAAAGATATAACGTATTGACCTTGGGGAATAAATAATATGGCTACCAATATTCGTTCAGCTTACCTAGACGGCAGCGGAGTTTTAGTTGATGCTACCACCAGTGTAGTTGTTCAAGACACACGTATTAGATCAATCTATGCTACAGGTGTTGGTAAGTTTACCATTAATGGGACATCCACTACACCATTGGGTAACATTGCAGGTAACATCTTTATGTTTACTGTGGCTACCGCATCCGATCATGCATATATTAACTTTGCAGACTTTGGATTAAAGGTTGATGGGTTAGTATCAATAGCTGCACCTACCTCTGCATCGACGATAACAGTAACCTACGGCTAAAGTATAGGGGACTACGTACATGGCAAGTTATTCAGAGTTAGTTACAGAGTTGATCAGGGTCAATGAGAATGACGGTGATGAATTCCTAGCATACATTCCCAGTATGATTAATCGGGCTGAAGAAAAACTAACTAAGGACTTAGATGATACAGGTCTGGTAACCTATACATCTGTAGCAGTGTCCAATAGTAATAGCAATATAACCCTACCATTGGGTACACGTATTATTAAAAACTTTTTCATAAATAATGCTGGGACTAAGATAAATATGTTGATGAGGACCAGTGAGTATTTGAATGACTACTGGCCTGTCATAGCATCCACAGGTACTCCCAAGTATTATACTAGACTGACCAATACAGCAATAGCTTTGGCACCCACACCAGATACTACATTAGATGGAACTATTGCACATATAAGTAGACCTGTAACGTTGACAAGTACAAATGACAATAATTACTTTACCGACTTTTGCTACGATGCCCTATTCTATGCATCACAAATAGAAGCCCTATTATTCCAGAAAAACTATTCCGCTGTGACTAACTATGAAGGTAAATATAAAGAAGCTGTAATGGCCCTCCGTAATCAGGCTAATCGAACAAGGCGAGATGATATGCAACAACCAGTAACAAATGTTAAGGAAGCTTAGAAATGGCAAAAGCAATAAGCAGTAAAGTACTAGACCTAGCCAAACGGGTCATCAGTAAATACTCAGGAGAAGGTAAAAAGGGTGTCCCTCAAACAGCAATTAAAAAGTTTGCCGGTAAGCATGGTAGAGAAGCTGCAGTAAAAGGTTTCGGTAAGGCCCGTGTTGAGCGTGTCATAAAAGTTATGGGTAGTAAAGCTGA